TTTTCGACTTCGCTAATCTCCAAGCCAGCCAATGCCGCCACTCTTTTAATCTCTTCAAAGCCTCTAACTAAAGTGCTATGCGCCTCTTCCCCCCTGCCAGCCTGATATAGATTAGCGACAACATCTTGCAAACTTTCCACCGAATCGAAAATAGCCTCTTTGGAGGAATTGTTTAACACCCCTCCTGACTCGGCAATGGCATCACCCATGTCGTTTACGCTTTCAACCCAATCAATCCTTGCTTGCTCTAAATTCATTGGGCGGCCGATAAAGTTATCGAATGTGTTATTGAATCGTTTAGCAGCCTTATCTGCCGCAGCGAAAGCAGATTCCAAGTCAGTCAAAATGTCTTCGACTGTCGAAAATCCACTTTCCATATCTATAGCGTTCATTTCCGCAGAACGAGCCATTCTTTCTATCGCTAACTCGATAGCAAGCATATCTTTCGTTGCACCTTCTGCTAAGCGCTCGGTTACGGATTTGCCCCCTATCATCAACAGGTCTGCTTGGCCCCGAGCCAATACTGTATTAATATCAGTCATCGAATAAAGCGCTTGTTGAGCAAAAGACCCGTCCCGATCAAACTCTGTCCCCGTTAGGGTTTTACTTATTCCCTCAAATTTGTCATCGTCCCAGTCCATATTTGCTATTATTTCCAAGACTTCATAAAGACTCGACGCACCTGCAGTGAATTCTTCAAGTTGAGGAATTTGCTCCACAATTTTGTCCAAAACCCATTCGGACCCCTCCCCTTGCCCCATTGCATCCACTATTGCACTATTGAGTTCTGCCCAAGCAACTCCGAAATCTTCAAGCGACCCTTTTCTTAACATATTGTTTAAGTCGTCAATTAACTCTTCTTGAGAGTCAACGAACTCACGTCCTGCTTCTTGGACGTCTCCCATATCTAAAATAGTCCAATCATCTTTCTCATACTGTTCGCGGAGTTCGTCAAGATGCTGTGATGATACATTGATTTGCGCTCTCGTTCTAGCCCCGATAGCAGCCGCAATGTTTTCTTCTGACTGTTCAAGGTCTCCAATAACAGTTCCTGTAAGAAAATTACTCAAATCGGCTTCGGAGGTGAATAGACGATGCCACATGTTTTCATCGCCAAACTGTTGCCCATATCTAGAAACAATCTGTTGTATAGCAGCCCGAATCATCGGGCTGTCTCCAGCCCCGTGAAATGCTCTTACCATCGCAGTTTCAAACACGCCAGCAGCACTTTCTGGCATTGTGTCAAAAGCCTCTTGTATATCAGCATCGAAGGCTTCCTCAAAGAATCGCATTTCTTCTCTTACACCAGACATGTTGGAAAGCCCTGTTATCTGGTTACCGATGCCACCGGCATCGCTCAAAACTCGATCTCCGAAGTTACGAACGTCTGAAATCGAAGCGACTAACTCATTGACTTCTTCGGCTGCAGTTTTGGATTTTTTACCAAACCCCATAAAGATAGCGCCAAGAGCAACAAGAACAATGCCTACGCCTGTTGAAATCAGCATGGCTTTTATTGCCATTCCGAGGGCACCGACACCAAGGGCTGCAAATTTGGCTTGGATACCTGCCCACATCATTGCTGCGGCTTGTCTAATAAGACCGCCTGTGTGAGCCGCCCCAGCAGCAGTAGCGGCCGCGGTGCTTCCAGTTAAAGCGGCTAAAGCCGCACTCTTAAGAGCAATACTTGTAGCGACATGACCAAAGCCAACAGCCAAGAAAGCAAGCATTGACACCAGTAATCCTATTACCGTAATCGTACTTACGAAAGTCCCATGATTTGAAAGAAAGTTAATCAACCCTGCAAACCATCCAATAACTTTTTGCAAGATACCGATTAGCGGAAGCATCGCTTCGCCTAGTTCCAAGAAATTAACTTTAAGTTCAGCCATCGCCACAGCCATCTTATGAGCCGCAGTTTTTGCGGTTATTTTAAGAGCCTTATCGGTATCACCGGCAGAGTTAGCCAACGCCTTAAAGATTTGTTCGTTCTCTTCAAGGTTGGCCCCCGTAATATCCAAAGCACCAGCCAAAGCACGAATGTTAGGGAACACGTCAGCGAAAGCATCGGCGTTCTCTTCAGATAAATCTCTCAACCGTTTCAAAACCGCCAACAAGCCTTGCGACTTAGCCATGTCTCGTAACTCGCCTTCAGCAATACCCATTTCTTTCATGGCTTTAGTCGCCTGACGAGAAGGGTCTAACAGAGACTGCATTATCTGACGTAACTGAATAGCCGAAGTTCTCGCATCAGTACCAGTACGGGTCATAGCAGCGATTGCTGCAGCGACCTCATGGAACTCGACTCCCATAGCGGAAGCAACCGGAATTGCTTTACCAATAGCAGGAGCCAAACGATCTGCCTCGACTTTACCTTCCCTAACGGCGGCTGTAAGAACGTCTACAGCCAAACCACCTGAAAGGTTTTCAGCGCCATAAGCGTTAACAGCAGACGTAGCGGCATCTGCAACAACTTTTGTTGAACCTAAACCAACCGCTGCGGCTTTAGCAGAAGCATTAAGAACATCTACAGCAGTACCAGCACGCAAACCAGCCGAGGTGATAAAGAACATAGCCTCTGCGAGTTCCTGTGGGGCTCGACCTGTGGCTTTTGAAATTCCTTTTACATCAGTTTTGAATCTTTCTACAGCACCGCCTGCTACACCCACCAACGCTTCAATCTTGGCAAACGAAGCCTCAAATGAAGAAAAAGATTTAAGCGAAATTGCTGCAAGCGCTCCCATTGGGAGCACAACGAATTTCATCAGTGTACGGCCGAATGTTTGAGCCCTAAAACCGAGAGTGTTAAGGCTTTGACCCATCTTCATGGTTGAGGCAGTTGCAGCATTCGTTGCAGCCTGCACTGGCTTCATGCCCTTAGTTATTGCTGTAGCGCCTTTTTTAACGCCAACAGGATTCAGAACAATGTTCTGGACAAGGGTAGGTAATTGGACTGCAGCCATAACCTATTCTCTCTCACTTAGGGTCTGTCATTCAACTTTTTCAGAGAATTCTTTAATTATTTCTTCAGAGGGAGCAGTTTCTACAGACATTCCACCTAAAGCCGAAGCCCAGCCTAGTAACTCTGTTTGAGATTTAGGTTTCTTTTTGACTTCAGGGCGACTACACGCAGCAATAAGTTGAGCGGGAGAAGCATCCCAAAAAGAAGAAAGAGGTTGGTGGACTTGACACCAAGCATAAATTGCTTGGTCCCACGGGTAGTTCCCTAATCCGTCTTCTCTTCCGCTTCCATCTCGTCTAGGCTCTTTACCAATTCGTCGTTCAGCACTGTCATCTGCGAGTCCGCCGCCGCTTCCGCTTGTTTTAGTAGGCGACTCGCTGTTGTGGGGTCCACGCCGTTAGCGATAGCCCATGCGACGCCAACCGCACCACTGTAATCTGTGAGTCTCCCTTCCAACATGCGTAAACCAACTTTCTCAGTACTCTCTGAAAGAAGTAATGAGAAAGTTCGGCGCATTGAAGAAACAGGCTTTTCTTCCATCTGTTCCTGCCAATTTGGTAAACCATCCCACAATTCTTCGATATCAGCAATCGAATTATGGGTAAAGCGAACATAAAACTCTTCGGTTTCCTGTTTGCCTTCGGCATCATATATGGGCACCCATTTGCCGTCTTCTTCTCGAAGAGTCGCAATCTGCACAGGCACGCCTTTGTTTTTAAGTACTAACGGTGAATAATCCATACCTGTAGTGTACAACGCATTCATAGACGCGGCAAGGACAGAGGCGGTATACCTCTGTCCTCGAACGTACTAACTACTGTTGCTTAAAAATTAAGCAGTTGTTTCAGCAGTTTCTGAGAATACGATACTTCCGAATCCCTTGTTTGTATCAAGCGGAAGGATTGCTTCTGCTGTGAATGAAGGGGTAGAGAAATCATCGGTGGACCCAGAAATAAGAGTTCCGCCCGTAATTTGGCACTTGTGAAGAAGCATACTTACAGAACCAACAGCATCACCAGCACCGCCAGTTTGCACGTCAGTAAGTAAGAATTTAACACCGAAGTATGGGAGTGACCCACCAGCAATGCTCAATTCGCTTGTCTCTGCGTCACTTGAGCCTCCTGCAGCGACAGTGCCGCCGAGGATTTTTGAAAGAACATCTAAAGATAATTCAGAGTAGGTGGCTGAAAAGTTAAGACGATCAATCTTTCCTTTTTTCGCTACTACTTTTGCGTCACCTTTAAGTTCTGCAGTTATTAAGTTTGGTTCTACGCTTACTTCTTGAATGCCGGGAACATCGATAGGGCTCGATGAGGCCCAAGTACCGCCAACTGTGTCAGCGATCGTATAGACCTTACAGTCCTGAACATCAAAAGTAATCGCACTATTTGCAACAGCCATTGTATACCTCATCTCCTAAATGATTGGGGGCCGTGATTTACTAAATCTATTCTGGCACGCTATTTTGTAAGGGAGAGAGAGGGTATAGGAAGACTAGGCGTTTATTCCTGTACGTCTATTATGAGTTTGTACCAGCCTGTTGTCCCTGCACTATAAACCTTTGGTTTGACTGTATAAGTACCAGCGGTCAACTCTCTTGTTATTAAAGAGTCCCAGCAGTTCCCGTCACTAGGGCAGTTGTTCCCACATGAGCAGCCGTCATCATCGTCTTTTTCTATCAAGTTCCCGTTGCTGTCATAAAGATAAATGTATGGGTCTCCATATTCATCTTCCTCATTATTAGCGTCACCGGGCCAGCCATCACAAGTCAATTCTGTTTCAGCCCGTATTACAACAGTTGTTGTTTCCGTGAGTGTGAATGTGACTGAATCTTCGTCGTTGGTAAAGTTCTCAATGTCTGCGATACAGAAGTCTCCAAACCCTGTCCATACAGTATTGTTGCCTCCTGTTAAAGCGCAGTCGTTAGACCATGAAGATGTTGAAGTCGAAACATCAGTTACGTTATATGCGTCAGAATATGTTGTTTCAACAAAACCATCACTCCATATAACTTCAGTGATGTCTGTGTATGTAGTTACAGTTGTTTCAGTGGTGGTTATGTAATCATGCCAATAACCATCAGTGGCTTCACTCGTAACTGTCTCCGTACTCGTAGTCATATTCTGAGCATCCTGCCTCTGGGTAACAGAAGCAGTACCCGGAGTTGCACACCCACTCGGTTTGTCCGCTGTCATATTCATCATATTCATAGGACTCATCATCATCATATTCATAGGACTCATCATCAGACTCGTAGACATCATCCCCCCAGTCCCACTCCTCCTCGGATTCCTCACCATAATCCCCTGATTCGTCTGACCCGTATAATCCTCCCTCCAGATGCACTCCCGATCCGTCGCTATCAGTTCCGTTACTTCCTCCATATCCGTCCCAGTCGTAATAACTGTCGTCACTTCCGTCACTGAATCCCCCCAAATAGTCTCCGTCGTGATCTCCCCCCCCGTATTCCAAGTCTGGATTATCCCAGTCGAATTCTCCGTCTCCATAAAAGTCATGTAAGTCGTCAGAGTCGTGAAAACTGTCGTCCTCCAAATCTCCGTCATCGTCCCGCCCTCGTCCATAAAAGTCTGGGTGTTGGTTGTAAAGGTACTGGTCGTATTCGGAGTAACTGTAGTCCAAGTCCGAATCGGTAAACTCCTCTGAATCGTCTCCGTACTCACCAGAATAGGGGTCGTAATAACCCCACTCGCTAAAGGGTCGTCATCACCCCAATCATCCCATTCTTCTTCTTCTCGAAACCATTCCTCGTCATAGTTCACCTCTTCCCAATATTCATCTTCCCAATATTCATCATCTATATCTAAAAGAACATCTGTTAAAGATTCTTCAGTCTCCCAATATTCTTCTTCCTCATATTCTTCAACCCAAGATTCGCCTAAGACTTCTTCTAATCTCCCCTCGCTGACAGCGATAAAATACTCAGCATCTGTAGCGACCCAAGATTCGATCTCGTCTTCCTCTTGAATAATTTCCCCAGATTCTTCGTCGTAGTCGATCTCTACAACAAGAGGAGGGGGCTCTATCTCACCTTCATCGTCTCCTTCTTCAAGGATGTATAAAGAAAGATCGATTTCTATTTCTGCGAGAGACTCCCCATCTTCGCTCCTAACCCCAATGTCCATTGTTTCTGGTTCGTCTTCTAAAGTTTCAGCATCATCTGAAGAGAACTGAACTTCAATTTCTTGTCCTTCGTCTAACTGGATTTCTGCTTCGAGAGCATCGATGGCAATAGAGACTGTTGCTTCAGAAGCGTCACCGATCTCTAACGAATCTTCAGAGAAGTTAACTAGCGATTCTTCTTCTTCTCCTTCTACCAACTCTTCTTCTTCAGGTTCTTCCTCTAAGACTGCTTCAACCTGTAGTGATCTTTCTTCATCGAGAATTAGTAACGAGAACCGTTCTTGTGTGTCGTTACTTGCTGGAGTTCCTGTAGAAGTTCCTGAATCTAAAACCTTTACGTCGGCAGAGAAAGTTTCTACCGTCGCTGGTAAAGAAACAAGAACAGGGTCTGCTGTAGAAGGACCTGATATTAAATACCTGAAAGTAGCACCCGGAATCTCGTTAATGAACTGCCCGTCGTAATACCCGATTCTTTGACCGTCGCTAGTTTCAACTTGGAGGCTTGCTTGCTTCTGCCCTGAAGAAGCAACCGTAAGAAGTGTCCCTGATTTTGCGTCTCCCTCTGTTGGGCAGAACGGGCAACTAAAAGGTGGCTTTCTGGAAGTCATAGGTGTGAGTTCCATAGTCCCAGCGCCACCCGACCAAGCAGAAGCCTCTTCTGAAGGGTTCACAGCGGCAAGAGCATATATCCAGCCGTCTTCGTTTACGTCTATCCATCGTTCTTGGTTGGGCCAGTTCGAGTCGTAAATAAAGATTCTATATCCTTCAGAGTTTTGCTCAACCCTGTATGGCGTGACAGCATGTCCTCCTTCATCGGAGTAAATGCCTACGGTGAAACCATTTGCTTGCCCGCCGGATTCAGATTCTTGAAAGTCTTCCATCAAGATGCGAGCCAAATCTAATGGTTCCATTTGTCTGTAAACTGAAGCCCTTTCTTGAACTTCAGGTGCGAATTGTGAAACGTACCAGAACGCTAATTCGCTTAACAGAGCAGGGTCGTCTTTGACTAACTCTGCGACTGTTTGTACCTGTTGAAAATTCTGGATAGTTGAAACATCACCAGATAATCTCAAACTCAATACTGCTAACCCCTCACACAAACCGCCTTTCATGGATCGGTTTGCCTGAGCGATCAACTGTAAAATCACAGGGAACGGGGTGCATTGGTTATCGACTACTGACTGGCAGGCTTGCTCATCGCCATACATTCTGCGAGCCATGTTTACTGTCAGGTCTGCTGGAGGTTCTCCTCCTCCGAAGTTCTCAAAAGAAAAAGCATCGTTACCGGGAGTGAAAGGTATCTCCCACTGTTCAGTAGGTAACCCTAAATCTAAAGTTGTTGCTTGGACAGGTTGAGTTACCTGTGGTTCTTCAATTTTCGCCTTCCCTGAGCAGGCAACCCCTAATAATGAGAGGATGAGGATTCCCGCCAAGGCCCTCATGGTTAACGTCTTCGGCGTTTTTGATAAATATAAAGAAGGGCGATAAATAACATGACGCCACCAGCAATAAGTATCAGAGTTATCGAACCTGAAGTTGTCGATGGGTCGAGACTAAAGTTTTTAGTCCCCCCTCCTAATAGGTCATTCCCGACTTGTAGTTCTGCTACTGCTTCTTCTAGTTGTGCTACTTGATCCTGTAAGGCTGCTTCTTCTGCGCTTGATTCCCATAAGAAACCGAATGCTCCAGTTATCGCTGCCGGTAACCCCAGTATGTAAGCGATGTTGTCTTTGATTTTGTCAACGATCCCTACAGCGGAGTCTGTTTTTTCTTTTATACTTTTTGAAGGCGTGTCGCCTCCTGTTGTCAGCATTGCTTCTTGTAGATGATGTAATGCTTTACCTAAATGTTCTGATTCGCTCATGATCCCTCCAGCGCCGCAACTCTTGTTGTTAATTCTTGTACCGCTTTCAAAAGCATTGGTATAAGAACAGATGTTTTAACTGTTTTAACTCCAGTGTGTTCCACCACCATTGAAGGAAATACTTGTTCAACTTCCTGAGCGACTAAACCAAGCATCTTCTCAGATGGTTCGTCAAGAGGCTCGTAAGTTATAGTTCCTTCATCGAAAACCATTTGATTACCTAATTGGTAAGTGACGACACGCAAACGGTTTAAGTCGGTTAAGTAACTTCTAGCGTCAGCAACGTTTATTTTTAACCGTTCGTCTGAAATACCTCCCCATGAATCTGTCTTGTTGTATGCGTTGCCTGAATTGTCAATATAAAACATCATGTGTGCAGTTGCACTAGACGCTGCGGCTGTACTTAACGTACTACCAGTAGCCCGACTAACAGCAAATACGTCATCGTTGCCGTAAGGCATACCTGAATACCAAGTCCGATCAGAATAAGCGTTAAAATAATAAGTCCCAGCCCCACGTTGTTGGTCGTATGCAGTAATCATCACAGACCCTTGCGTATAACCCACATCGTAACCACCTAAAATCTGAAGATCGGTAGAACCAGAAGAATCAACCTGAATTTTCTGCGACCAACCACCATCACCAGAAGTGTAAGAATCTTGAAACCATAACCTGAATTGACTTGAACCAGCGTTTTGCCACAGCCAAGCATCATCACCATGATGCGCCATGATTTCTGACCATACGTCTAGTTCACGCATTGGTGTTGTAGTACCAATACCAACATTGCCAGAAAGATCAATAGTCATTGCAGTATTTGTAATCCCTGATGCATAACTATTAGAAGTTCCAAAATGCATAGAAGAACCGCTACCAGTTATTTTTGTAGCGATACGACCTAAAGCATAGTTATTCCCTGAATACCCAAAATCAAGTGCCGTAAAATCACCAGAATCATATTGGTTGTTTACCAACTTCATTACACCCAAACCAGTGCCAGTGAAAGAAGTCAAATCATCGTCAGAATGAATCTCTAAAGTATGCAAAGGAGAAGTATCTCCGATACCAACCTTGCCAGCAGGGGTCATAATCATGTGAGTAGTAGGGTTAGTCGTGTGATTATTTTCATAATCCTCATCAGCGTTAAATAAAATACCAGTATGCCCAAGGTCTATACCTACTGCTTGAGGATAACTATTAATATCTAAATGATGGAAATTGCTGTCAGTCCCACGCTCATAATTCCATGCCAGTGAAGTTCTGTAAGAACCCTGAGTACCTACAGACCCGTAATTACCTAATGCAATAGTTGAATTATTCCAAGGTTCCTGAGTATACGACGTTTGGCCTGTCT